AAGGATAAAAGAGCGGATAGTTATGAATTTACAAGACTTCAATGAAGACCATTTAGACCATGAAGTTCGCATGGCCAAGAGCGAATTGATCGAGCTTGCCAAGAACTCCATGGAACTTATCAAACTACTAAACCAATTTGCCTCAGAAGAACGTGGCATTCCGGGTTGGGTAGCAAGTAAGATCACGAAAGCACAGGACTACATCAATTCAGCACATAGATCATTGACCTATGATGCCATGGATGATGGTGTCATCTCTGATGCTGTTGACAATCCATACGCAGTTGGCATGGCACAGGCCATGAAGTCAACTGGTGATAAACCACCGTTAAAGAAATCAACAATCCGTAAGGCACACAAGATCGCTAAGGCAGTGGAGAAAGGCGAATAATGTTAGCAGATGACCTAAAAGTATTATTGGCCAGCAGTTACGCATACCAACTGAAGGCACACATGTTCCATTGGAACGTCGAGGGCAGTGACTTCGCACAGTTACATGACTTCTTCGGTGAACTATATGCGGAAGTGTTCGCTAGCGTGGACAAGACCGCCGAGCTAGTGAGACAGTTGGATGAGTACGCACCGGGATCGTTCGATAGATTTAGATCATTGAGCATAGTGGATGATCAGACAAAGGTGCCCAGGGCTCAGTTAATGATACAGGAGCTCTTACAGGACACGGAAAAGATGATAGACCTCACCAAGAGAATGGTTGGAGTGGCCCAACAAGAGGATGAGGAAGGTATAGCGAATTTCGTAGCGGAACGCATAGATGCTTTCGCAAAACATGCGTGGATGCTACGCAGTTTCTTAAAGGGCAGAGACTAAGATGTTGGTGAATCACTTATTTGAATCAAGTTACGGCGCCAAGGCAGGTGTTGAGACTATCAGACAACTGTTACATGCGGTAAAGGACAGCAAAGACATCGACCTTAAGGTTGGTCCGGAGATGTTCCCCATCGAATACGGTGATGCTCGTTACCTATTGAGCTTCTTCAAGGCCAACAGGCACTTGGGCGACGGTATAGCAGAGAAATTCGGTGATGCCAACTGGGTTGAACAGAAACTGGCCAAGCGTGATGCCATACAGAGCCCAGACAGATTAAACAAGTTCGACATCGAGAGAATGAAGGACGTACAGAAAGACAAGGTATTGGATCTAGAAGAGGACTACAAGGGCTGGTCATACTCAACATATGATGAGGACTATGACGACGTGATAAAGAAATCACACGTTGCCACAAAGGATGGTAAGGAAGTCAGCATAGATTGGAGTCCATACAATAAGATGACCGACGAGCAGTTCAAGACTTGGGTAGACTTGGGCATGCCTACACGCAAGGACGTGAATTCGATAGGTCCATTGAGCCCGGAAGATCTAGAACAGTTAATGAAGACCAAGTTAGGCACCAAGGCGAGACTGGCACAGGAAGATTCGGGCTGTCCATGTTGCGATTGCCCTAGCAAGAAAGAATGCACATGTCCACCGGACTGCCCAAACTGCGACTGCCATAAGCAAGTCAAAGAAGGTTTAGAAGACGTTAAACCAAAAGACGAACAAGCACGTCAAATCCTTAACATGCTGAGAGTATTCTTTGATGACAAAGAAGGTTATCAAGATGCAGTAGCAATTGACGCTGTAGAATATCTAGTTAAAAAAGGACTATTAAAAGATTTTATTAATACATTACCATATTTTGATATAGACTATGAGGAGTTTTTAGATAGTTATGATAAAGACTTCTTAGAAAAACGCTTTGGTATAACAGAATACGATTCACACAACGTGGGCAAGGGACAATACTCGGACTTCGAGGTCATGAGAGCGATCAAGGTGGCACAGGACTACGCTGACAACATGACAGGAGCCATTGACAAGATCGAGGATATCAAACCAGGACTGAGCGACCACAGGGCAGTCAAGGACGAACTCAAGAAGGCCAACGAGGACAAGAAGGACGACATCACCAAGAAACTTGATCCAAAGACCAAGGTAGCACTCAAGAAGCAACAGATGAAGACTGCGGGTGTCACCAAGGGAGATCCAGTGGCCGCAATGGCAATGGGCCTCGAGAAGGACGTTGATCGCTTGGACAAGGAGAACGACGAGGAAGAGGCAGACATCGCCGCACAGGCAATGGTTGACAAGTATCACTCACAAGAGCTCGACGCACTCAAAAAAATGGTAGACAACCTACTCCGTAAATAAGTATCAGTATGTTAGACTACGGACAATGCTATCTCAATAGGCAAGATCGCCTACTATACGTTCCTATGCACAAGAACATGACCGCTTCGATGCGTCAGATCATGACTGAGAAACAATGGGAGCTCAAGAACTTCATCAAGGATCCATACTTTGACACCGACATGGTCAAGCTCACAGTGTTCTGCATACTGAGAGATCCATGGGAGCGTTGGAACTCGGCCATGTGCCAATATTGGTATGGGCATGATCTAGAAGAAATCACCAAGGAAGAACTGATGAATGTCAGGCTTGATCATCATTCGGACAAACAGGTAGATTATGTCAAGGGGTTTGATCCAACGGACAAGTTCCTCAGATTTGAGATGGGAGATCCCGAGCTGTGTCCATTACTTGATGTTGAGCGACTTCCCTTACGTAACCGTAGCAAGTTCAGAGATCAAAAAGTCTTCATCCAGAAACGCATAGATGAAGTAATGGACGATGAACTCAAGCAGACAGTCATCGACTACTACGAAGACGACTACCGATTCATAACACACGGCGTTCTACCAAAATAATTTACATCATATAGTTTCCTGCTATAATTACTATACAAGGAGACACATATGACGACAGTATTCAATTCAGATCAAAAAGCAAAATTAGATAACCTAATGCGTGAAGGCATCGGTGTGATGCAGGAAGTCGAGACATTACAAGAAGGACTGAAGGACACCATCAAGGCCGTCGCAGAAGAACTCCAGATCAAGCCATCAGTGTTGTCAAAGGCACTTCGCGTGGCCTACAAGGCAGAGTTCCAATCTGTCAGTGCTGATCACGAGATGTTAGAGACCATCCTACAGACCACGGGCAGAACTGCCTAGTTGGAGAACGTAAAGCAATTTTGGAAGAAGAGTTATAGATCAGATCCAACGGCATTTGGATTTGAGTTAACTAGTTTCATATTTACTGTTGGTGCTAGTTTATATCTGGCAATGACAGCTGATGCACCCAACATGGCCATAGTGTATCCGGGATTTTTTGTGGGCAGTATAGCAGGAGCCTACGCATACCTACGCAGAGGACTTGCCTGGCCATTGGTGTTAACAAGTTACTTTGCTGTGGTAAATATATTTGGATTTGGTGTAGCCATCCATTGGTGGTAGCACCGGAGTCGCTCCCTAAGAGCATGTAGCGGTTGATCAGCCTAAATTGATCGAGGACAAATGAACATCTGGCAACACTATTACAAGCAACATCACGTCAATCGTGACCCACACATATACGGCATGTGTAAGGTCAACGACCAGCACAAGTTATTATACGTACTCGTACCAAAGAACGCATCAACCAGCATCAGGACCAATCTAGGCAAGAGCGGATTCCGTGACGGCAACTACCATGACGAGAAATTGATCAAGCAGGGTTATACTCCCATAATCGTATTGAGGGAGCCCATCGAACGATGGTGCTCGGGATTTGCCGAGTACATCAATAGGCGTATGGGAGGCAAGTGGAGTCCTATTCTCAAGAGCGAAGAGGCATTGAAACTGATATTCCAAAGACCCGCACAGGACGAGCACACGGAGAGCCAGAGCATGTACATACACGGACTGGATCCCGGCAAGTCACACGTGTTACGCTTTGATGATGAACTCAATAAGAATCTAGCGGCATTGTTGCGTGGTTATGGAATAGACAACGAGATAGACGATACCGGTACCAAGTATATGACCAGCGGTGGTAAGTTAGACTGTAAGAAGTTCTTAATGGAGATGTTACAGAACGATGAGGACAAGATGGATCGCATCAAGGCCTTTTACAGACTTGACATCGACCTATATGAACGTGTAAAATATTATGTTAAGGGAGTTGAATGAGTTACGTAGACGCACTATTTGATCGCTCAGGTGATCGCATACACATAGTTGAGAGGATCAATGGACTTCGAGCGTTCAAGGAGTTCCCTGCCAACTACGTGTTCTACTATGAAGATCCAAAGGGCAAGCACAGATCAATATACGGCACACCTGTAACCAGATTCTCAACACGTTCGGCAAAAGAGTTCCACAAGGAGACCAAGATACAGGGACAGAAACGCTTGTATGAAAGTGATATCAACCCCGTGTTCCGTTGCCTAGAAGAGAACTACATGAACGTGGAGTCTCCCAAACTACAAACGGCATTCTTCGATATCGAGGTTGACTTCGATCCCGAGAAGGGTTACAGCAGTCCCAATGATCCCTTTAATCCCATAACTGCCATATCAGTCTACATGGACTGGATGGACAAGTTAGTGACGTTAGTGCTACCTCCCAAGAAGATATCCTGGGCAGAGGCGGAAGCCACAGTGGCCAAGTTCGAGGACACTTACCTATTTGAACGTGAAGAGGATATGCTAGGCACATTCCTAGATCTGATAGAAGATGCTGATATACTAAGTGGTTGGAACTCAGAGGGGTATGACATACCCTACTGTGTGAACCGCGTTACTAGGGTGCTTAGTAAAGACGACACAAGGCGTTTCTGTTTGTGGGATCAACTGCCTAAGAAGCGTACATTCGAACGCTTTGGTGCTGAAAACATAACATTTGACATAGTGGGACGTGTACACATGGACTACATGCAGTTATATCGCAAGTACACCTATGAGGAACGACACAGTTATAGTTTGGATGCCATCGGTGAGCATGAATTAAATGAACGCAAGACTGCCTATGAGGGCACATTGGATCAACTATACAACGACAACTTTGAAACGTTCATTGAGTACAACAGGCAAGATACACATCTGCTCAAGAAACTTGACGACAAGTTAAAGTTCCTGGACCTGGCAAATGAACTGGCACACGCGAACACGGTGCTACTACAGACAACAATGGGTGCTGTTGCTGTTACTGAACAGGCAATCATCAATGAGGCACACGAGCGTGGACTTGTTGTTCCGAATAGACGTGAACGCTTGACAGACGAGGACACACAGGCCGCGGGTGCCTACGTGGCATATCCACGCAAGGGCTTACACGATTGGATTGGTTCAGTTGACATTAACTCACTGTATCCGTCGGCCATCCGTGCGTTGAACATGGGCAACGAGGCCATAGTGGGCCAGTTAAGGCCCGTGATGACCGATCGCTACATCAGGGAGAAGATGAACAAGGGCAACTCGTTCGCATCAGCGTGGGAGGGCCTGTTTGGTAGTTTAGAGTATGAAGCAGTGATGAAACAGGAAGTGGGCACTGAGATAACCATTGATTGGAACCAGGGAGGAGAGGACACATACTCCGCGGCTCAGGTATGGAAGATGATATTTGACAGCAACAATCCCTGGATGCTGACTGCCAACGGAACCATATTCACATATGAAACAGAAGCAGTGGTGCCTGGTCTGCTCAAGCGTTGGTATGCTGAACGTAAGGAGATGCAGGCCAAGCTCAGAGAGGCAACTACCAAGGAAGACATAGAGTTCTGGGACAAGCGACAGTTGGTCAAGAAGATTAACTTGAACTCACTGTATGGTGCTATTCTTAATCCAGGTTGTAGATTCTTTGACAAACGTATCGGGCAGTCAACAACACTGACAGGTCGTGCTATCGCCAAGCACATGGACGCACACATCAATGAGCTGGTCACGGGCGAGTACGATCACGTGGGCAAGGCCATAATATATGGTGACACTGACTCTTGCTACTTCTCGGCATGGCCCATGATCAAGGACGATGTTGAGTCTGGCAAGATGGAGTGGACCAAGGAGACGGCCATACAGTTATATGACACCCTGGCAGACTCGGTCAACGAGTCGTTCGCTGGCTTCATGGAGAGAGCATTCCATTGTCCACAACACATGGGATCGATAATCAAGGCGGGCAGGGAATCAGTGGCATCCAAGGGCCTGTTCATAACCAAGAAGCGTTATGCCATCATGGTATATGACTCAGAGGGCAAACGTCTAGACGTTGAGGGCAAGCCAGGTAAGATCAAGGTCATGGGCTTAGATTTGAAACGTTCAGATACTCCGCCTGTGATACAGAACTTTCTAAGTGATGTATTACACAATGTGCTAATGGGCAGTGAGCGTGAGGATATCGTAGAACAGATCCTACAGTTCAAACACGAGTTTAGAGAGCGTCCAGGTTGGGAGAAGGGCACACCTAAACGTGTTAATAACTTGACCAAGTATACCAAGGAGGAGAAACGACTAGGCAAGGCCAACATGCCAGGACATGTCCGGGCAGGCATGAACTGGAACACGATGAAACGCATGAACGATGACAAATACAGTCTCCAGATTATTGATGGTATGAAAGTTATCGTGTGTAAACTAAAACAAAATCCAATGGGATGGACGAGTATAGCATATCCCACAGATGAACTACACATACCACAATGGTTCAAGGACCTACCGTTTGATGATGCGGAGATGGAGGCCACAATCGTTGACCAGAAAGTGGACAACCTATTGTCGGTGTTGGATTGGAACCTGGCGGGTGCTACACAGACTGCCAACACATTTAACAATTTATTTGAATTCTAATGAAGCTCAGTGAACTAGTAGCATACAGGAACGACATAGCACAGCACAGCGTGGCCAAGGACGCATCACGCATGTTCAGGACCGTACAGGACTTGATCAATGATGTCAAAGCCAATCGCGTGAGCGAGGCACATGACAAGATACGCTTCGGCGAGGGTACATATCTCGAACAGGCATTAGAAGATAACGCATTATTGGAACAGACTGTCAATGACGTACAACAGAACTTGGGGTTCTATCTCGAGCAACTAGACTTGGTCGTCCTGGAACAGGGCGAGCAGTATCTACAGAACAGTCGCGATCACTTTGACAACGGATGGAAGAAAGATGATGTCAATGTCATACTCAACAGGAAGTTGGAGTACACCAAGGAACTTGCCAGTAAACTTAGGAGTAGGTTATCTGTTTATGCTGACTGGCGTTATCCAGGACTGTGCGTAGGTCCCTTGAGATCGGAGTTCACGGACGAGCTCATCAGTAACGATCCTCTATACATCGCGGACATAGATGAGCAATTATTGACTCCCTTCCTCGATGAACAGAATGAGGTGTACAGGCACAGGATAAGACCCTATGTGATACAGCACTGGGATTGGAATCGTAAACTGTTTAAGGATCTGCCCAACGGACAGTTCGGATTGGTGTTCATAGCCAACTACTTCGAGTACAAGCCGTTGGAAGGCATCAAGAGCATACTCGCAGAGGTACACGACCTGTTGAGACCGGGTGGCACTTGTATGTTCACTTTCAATGACTGTGACAACTATCAGAACATCAAACTATGTGAGCGTGGGTTTAAGACATACACTCCTGGGAGTATGTTAATGGAAGTGGCCAAGGAGTTGGGATACAAGATAACATATAAGCACGACCACGCATACGGATTTGGTTGGATGGAGATAACCAAACGTGGTAGTTTAAGAACACGCAAGGGCGGACAGACACTGGCTAAGGTTAAACATATCGGAAAGTCCGGACAGCAGGAGATAGTCGAATCGAGATACTCTCCCCAACAAGAAAAATTAATAATAGAAGAAGCCATAGCATTGGGCATTGACAAGGAAGATCTAATACGCAAGGGCGCCATCAGTATAGGTAAGTTGGAGTTATTGATCAAGCGTAAGAAGAATGGTAAACAAAATGCCAAAGACGATTGATCGCGGTCTAAATAGAATGTATAATGTATTATCAAATATTAATTTAACACAAGGAACGGAATATGAGAGATCACTTATTAGATTTAGTTGAACACACATATGATCTCGGTTGTATTGATTTGGTCAAGATCAGTGGAACCGATACAGAAACTGTTATAGATGGCTTAGCAGAGGACAGATCAGTTGTTGTTCAGGCGGCATTCAAACAACCAGTGGCAGAGTTTAAGGGCACATTTGGTATGCCTAACTTATCAAAACTTAAAGTCTTGTTAGGATTGGAGCCATATAAACAAGATGCTGACATTTCAATCAAACATCAAGATAGAAATGGTGCGGAAGTTCCAGTGGGTCTACACTTTAAGAACTCAGCAGGTGACTTTAAGAATGATTACAGATTTATGACATCAGAGATCATTGAAGAGAAACTCAAGGTAGTCAAGTTTAAAGGTGTTGATTGGAACATCACATTTGAACCCACAATCGCTGGTGTTCAGAGATTAAAGTATCAGGCATTGGCCAACGCAGAAGAACTAACATTCAATGCTAAAACAGAAGATGGTGATCTTAAACTAGAGTTTGGTGATCATTCAACACACGCAGGTAGTTTTGTATTCCAACCAGAAG